GACCGTCACAGCACCGGTCGAGTTGTTGAAGATGAAGTAGAGTTTCTTGTTGGCAGGGACGATCAGGTTCGTGCTTGCACCACCCGTACCGGTCAACTCGATGTACATGTTCCGGGCAACGCCACTGGAACCGTTCGGGATGGTGATCGTCGTGTCAGTGCCGGTTGCAACCGCCTGAGTCACATAGCCAGAGATGGCCTGCTCGATAAGAGTACCGAGGTTCGTGTTGGTGGTAGTGCCCCAGACACCGGCCTGTTCGCCAGTACCGATGAGTTCAAGGGCCAGATTAGTTGAATATGTGCTCATGTCTAATTACCTCACGCCGCGATCTGTGTCCAATTTGGGTTCTGCGACGTACTGATTCCGTTCCAATTAGCCGTTTGAGAAGTACCTATTCCCGTCCAATTCGGGTCTTGATTGGTGTTGATAATTCCCCAGACGTTGACGGAGCCAACCGCCCCGGTGGCCAACACCCCAGAGACTACAACATTTGCCCCTGCAGATACAGAGACACTTCCTACCGCCCCGGTGGCCGAGACCCCCGTGACAAATACCGTTATCTCAAGCAGGACATTGACCGTGCCGAGCGCCGTAGTGCCCTGTACGCCCGTGACCGAGAGGACTTGGTCCGTGACGACAGATACTGTCCCCACCGCTCCCGTAGCCACAACGCCCGTCACAGCCGCCACAGCAGCCGCTGCTACGACTACAGTTCCTACCGCCCCGGAGGCCGAGACCCCTGAGACAACCGCCGTAGCCGACGCTGCAGCCGTAGCGGTACCAACCTGCCCTGTCCCGGCAACGCCGGTAACAGCAAGAACTTGGTCTGTCTTGACGAAGACGGTGCCCGTCTCGCCCGTCCCAGCAACCCCAGTAACCGCAGCCACCGCCGCTGCAGCCACCACAACATCGCCAAGCTCACCCGTCCCAGCAAGTCCCGTAACCGGGATGACTTGGTCTGTGACGACAAAAACGGTGCCCGTCTGACCCGTAGCCTCAACGCCGTTCAGGACGACATTGGCGATACCAGAGACTACGACCGTCCCTATGGCACCTGAAGCCGAGACCCCGGTGACGGGGATGAGCGTAGACGCAGCAACGCTTACCGTGCCGACAAAACCTGTCGCGGTAAGATTACCAACACCCTCGCCCCAGCCTTGTTCGCCCCAGCCTACGCCAGAGGCGTTCCAACCGTCAAAGGCGACAATTACGCCTGCCACGGTCCTTTGCCTAACTTAATCAGGCGATACGAAGGATAGCAGTCGTCGAGGTCGCAGCCGGGAACTGGATGGTGAAGTTGCCCGCCGTCGAGGTCTTATCCCCGCCGAACGCCAACACCGCAACAGTCTTGTTACCCTGAGTCGCGTTGTAGATCAACGCACCGTTTGAGGTGATGGTCGCGCTACTAAAAGTGACATCGTCGAAGTCAAGCCACGCGGTCGTGCTCGTGAAGGTCGGAGCCTGCGAGATCGTAAGCGTCAAACCCCCCGCCGTGTAGTTCGTGCCAGACGAGGAGACTTCGTTGGAAGTCGTATACGCCGTGGTCGAAGCATCGAGCGTGGCCGATGAGGTGTAGAGCGCGATCTTGAAGACATCCGCAGCACCCGAAGCACGGGTAGGTGCGGTACCGAAGTTGTGTGTTGCCGTCAAGATTTCAGTCTTGAAGGAAGTCGTCATAGCCTGAGTGATAGCCATCTCAATCTCCTAAACGCGAAGCCGCGTCACTAAAACCGTTTTCGTTCAAATACCGTCGCACATTCATCCGCTCGGACTCCTGCGCTTCTTGCAGGTACTTCACTAGTACCCGGTTCAGTTCTTCCTTCGTCTGTACGCGAAGGATGCGGGTTGTCGCCCGTTCAGCAATCTCTTCCGGGGTATAGCCCCGGTTCTCTGTCGTCTGGACAAAGACTTGACCAAGTTCCATGTGTCCGTCCATCAAGTCACCTGTACCCGAACCTGACCAGAACGATACGCATCCTGACGGTCCAGACCATCGCCCAGACGCTTGAGAAGCCCAAGGGCTTCCTGATACTTGGCCTCGTAGTTCTGCATCATATCACCCTCACCCTTGAGGTAGGTGTACGCCTCACGGAGCGAACCGTAGAGCAGTACCGTCTCGAAGTTCTCCCCAAGCCACGAGGTAGAGTTCGTGACGATGGAGGGCGGGTAGTAGAAATAGTGCAATTCGGCAGAGTAATTGAGGTCAGGCGTCGGCCCCAACAACATGGTCGCATTATCAAAAATGGCGTAGTAGGCAGGCTTACCCGTGCTGTTGGGCGGCGGATACGCAGCCCGGATGTAGTTCACATCCTTGTTCAGCAGGTACTCGTACTCGCCCGTAGTCGGGTCGATGACCGCCAAGGAGAACGTCGAGAGCCAATCAGAGGGCAGCGAGAAGTACCGAAAATTCTGCGTCATCGTGCCCGTGACGTTCTTGCGAAGCGCCGGGATCTGCACAGAGTTGTAGATGCGCTCCTCAGCCAACTGCACAAACGTCGGGATATTGGCCACGAAGCTCTGCTCCGTAGACTCGCAGTAATCCTGAAGCAGCGTGGATAGCTGAGCGTAGTTCATCGTTACGGAGACCAGCCCGCCCGGACCTTACCGTTGAAGGCCAAGTCGATCTGCGAGACGAACTTAGTACCCTTCGTTGCGGCACCGGCACCTTTCATCTTCATGTGGGTGACGCCCTTGTTCACGTCCTTTTCAGGGTAGCCATTGCGACCCGTCGAGTCGGTGTTCGGCTTGATCTTGCTCATGTCCTTCATGTCAATTACCTCGGGCCAGACGAACCGCGCATCGGGCTGCGCTGATTCATGACCTTAGCCATGCCACGACCGTACTTCTTCATCTCGCTGTTGGTCTTGCCGCCAGCACGCATTTTGTGCATAGACCTTTCGTGCTTGCCGACTTCTTCTCGCGCAATCTTACGCATACCGTTCTTCATCTCAATCTCCTAGGTCGTTACGACCGTTACAGACCCGACCTGACCGGTCGGAGCCAAAGTGTTGGGGGTCAGCCCCACATCGTAAGAACTTGCCCCGCCTACCGGGTTCCATCCCCACTGGATCATTCTACTACCACCTGCGCCGTTATTGCCTTCCTCGAAGTAAGACAGGTCAGGGCGAGGGTTCCTAAGCGCCTGCGGGTCATCGACTGGGTACAGCCCAAGCGACAACTGCGGCTGGTCAGGCTCCCAGCACTCCGGGCAGACCAAGATGTTCACGTTCTTGGTCTTGATGACAAGGCTCTTCAACTGTCGCAATTTGTACCGGAACCCACACCGGTCGCACTCCGCGATAGCATGTTTGCCGGATGCAAAACGATTAGGCATCAGTAGCCGCCCAAGAAACTCTGGCGGGGCACAAACCGCACTGCCGCCTTCTCACGGTCCTCGCCAGCAGCCAAGTCCCAAGCCTCGTCGTATTGTTCCTTCAAGACCGCCATGCGGGACTCAGCCCCCGGAATCTTCATCGAGAGCATATAAGCCAGCCCAGCCACAAGGCAGGGCATAAAGCGGAACGGGATGTCCTGACCGTTCACGCCCGTACCGGGGTCGAACATACGCACGAGCCGGGTGTAGACCAGCGTCCACGTCGTCGTGTTATCGGGCAGGGGCCACACTGTGTACTGCGGATGGACTACGACGTTATCAGCGCCCGTTGCGCCTGTGCGCCGATTGATCCAAATCTGGATGGGGCGACCCGTCGCGTTCTTGTTAGGGATGGACAGGTAGGTCGAAGAGGAGATGCGCGAGATGTTGATGTCTTGCTGGCTCGTGCCCGACCCAGTACGGATCACATGGTCAAGCAGGTCCACCGTATCAACAGGCAGGTTATAAGTCCCGACGTTGTAGGACAGGGTTTGCGTGCCCGTCTCAAGCGTCCAGAGGTTGATGCCTCGGTTCGCCCAGTCCATCAAAAGCAGGCCGAGACTACGCTTCGACGTACGGAAGTCGTAGCCCGTACGCAGTTCAGCACCGCAACGCTCGAAAGCCTCTTCGATGATCGTGTTGAGGTCGAGGTTGAAGTCGGTCGTAGCTGTAGTCTTGTCAACCATCTACTTTTTATCCTTTGCCCGCTTGGCGGTAGCTGCGCGTTTTAGCAGCAATGCCTTTGGGTTGCGAGACAAATTGCTTGCCTTGGGCTTTGCCTTTTCGCTTGGCGGCAGAAGTTCGGGCGTACTCAGCAGGGCTGAGAGCTTTAATCGCAGCCTCTGGTAGGTATCTTTCACCCGTGTCAGAAGATCGTTTACCACTTTTCGTTCTCCATTTCTGCTGCCCCCAAGCCTTGAGGGACTGTTGTGGGGCTTTCATTTAAGCGTACCTGTAACCATCAAAAACTTGCGGTCACGCATTGTGCATTCTGGAAGACCTTATCATGTCTTCTAGAACTTTTTGTCTATGAGGGGCAAGTGCAGAGTCTCCAAAATCAATGTTTTTTGCTGCAAATTGCTGTTTTAAATAATCTATATTACGGTCTACGGTTTTTTGAGTAGAACGGCGGTGCTCTTCTTGACTTGCCATAGCACTGAGGGGTTCACTATAAGAACCGGGATAATCGGATGGCGGGTTAATAGGTATTCCATTTGCCCGAGCAAGAGATGTCAAAGTATTTATTTCAGAAGGTTCAAAGTTTTGCAGTGCGCCGGGCATCCTCGTTATATTGTCACTTGACCCACGCCGCCTCATGTCTGAATACAACTGATTTAATTGAGTCTGCGGAGGACCGTTCTGCGAATCAATGTACTGATACTGCGGGAACTGCGATCTGAATCCACCAAGTCCGCTAAACAGACTACCCATCATGCCGCCCTGCTGAGGCATCTGTTGCCGCATTGCGGCTTGAGGCGCATCAATCTGACTGTTGGAAGCCGGGACCCGTGAGATACCTGTCATGTCCCCCATATTAGCCATCATCTGATGCCGATCCATTTCAGTCATTGGACTCGGTCTTGACATACGCATATCCGGCATATCGTCTGTTAATCGCCCTCCTTCGCGGCCACCCATAAAGTTGGGGCCGAACGCTCCCGTGTGGTAAGGGACGTTGCCGTAGTCAGGCTGTCTGTTGAACCCCATCTGCTGTTGCAACAAATTCTGCATTATCTGCTGTTGACGCCCAAAGCCAAACCCGCCACCCATCATCGGATTAAATCCGCCGCCAAACATGCCGTAGCCACCAAGGCCGCCAATCCCACCCATCATCGGGTTGAAGCCGCCGAAGCCTCCGCCGAAGCCGCCCATCATCGGGTTAAAGCCTCCGCCAAAGCCACCCATCATCGGGTTGAAGCCGCCAAAGCCCCCGCCAAAGCCGCCCATCATCGGGTTGAAGCCGCCGTAGCCGCCCATGCCGCCACCAAAAGGCGACCCATAACCGCCCATTCCGCCGCCGTAGCCGCCCTGATTACCAAAGCCACCACCGCCCATGCGGGAATTCATGACCTGACCGTATCCGCCTTGTGGGGCAGTAGTCGGCGTACCTTGTCCGGTCATCATGTTATTCAATCGCGGTATCCCCCGCCTTTGGCCTTATAACTCTTGGCAAGCAACTGTGCTTTGCGTGCCGACCATTGCCCTGCTGCAGTGCCCTGCACAGCCCGTCCCTTGATGGACTTGAAGAGGCTCTCGCGCATACCCGGCTTGGTGTAGTTCCCGGCCTGATTGACCTTGCTCTTCACCTTGCCGCCCTTGGCATGACGAATCGGCTCACCCGTGCCAATCACGGGCTTATCGTCCCCACGGCGCTTAGCGCGGGGGATCTTGCTCGGAGCCATAGCGCCCATGCCTCGGGATGGCATCATTAGACAAACTTCCCGCGAGTCTTACCCTTGGTCACGCAGCCATCAGCACGCTTGGAAGCAGACGAGACGGAGCCGCCCTTCTTCATCTTCTTGACCCCGCCGCCTTTGCTATACCCCGGCGAATCATCTTCAGAACTACCCTGAAACCGGGCAGCGCCTCGACGCATAGCACGATCCATATCACCCTGCTTTAAAGCAAGATACATTTTTGGATCTTCTTCACGCATTTTTTCAAGCCGCATACCGGCATCAGCCAATTCTGAACGAACGGCCAAATCTCTGTCTTTTTCAGACATAGCCCGACGCGGATTGCTCAAAGCACGATCTTTATCGCTGATTAACTCTTCGTAGTCGTATAGACCGCGACCACGAAATTGATTGATCTTAGAGGGATTATATATGCCCGACTCGCCGTATCTTTTTTCAGCACGATCAAGGATGCCCTGCCGTTTACCACGCGCAGCAGTACCGCGTTGCGGGCCAGCCATTAGCAGGTTCCACCGTAGCGCAACATCTTGCCCTTGGTCTTACCCTTGACAGCAATGCCGTCAGCACGCTTGGAAGCAGAAGAATGAACCTTGCCACCATGCTTATAACCGGGCATACCGCCACCCATCATGCCCTTCTTGCCACGCATCTCAGCCATCTCGTGCTTGAGCATCGACTTCGGAGCGCCCTTCTTCTTCATGAACGACACTTCCTTCTTCATCATAGCCTTGGACTCTTTCATTTCGATTTACTCCCAAATTTACGGCCTTTGTCGGCCTTGGTGAATTCCTTCGCCACTTTAGCCGGGACCCCGACTTTTTTAGCAAAGGCTGGATTATGGGCGGCTGCCCGCATCAGATTAGCTTGAGCTTTGGACTTGCTTGGCATCTCAGCACTTCCACGCCCTGAGCGACTTGTTGATCCGGCTGTCAGGGTCGTTGGCCGTCTTGGCGCTCGTGAGCTTGCTCTTCATGCCCTTCATGCGGGCACAGAACGAATCCCGACGAGAACCACCTTCAGGCTGAGGACGCTTCAGGCCCGGCTTACCCGGATTGGCTTTGTTATAAGACGCTCTGCCTTTGGCATTCAAGCCGCCAGCAGGGTTCTTACCTTCCTTGCGCTGCCACGCAGGAGACTTAGCCATAAAACGCCGTAATCGTCGCACTAGTCGGGAGCGTTACGTAAATGTCTGTATAAAACACAATTCCTTGCCCCGGAATAAGGTTTGAGAACGGGTTATTGGTATTTGCAGGGACATTAAACTGAAGCCGAATAGGGCCGCCTGACCCTCCGTCTCGAAAAATAATATCTCCAGCCGTACCGCCGGACAGACCTTGATACCCTTTTAATCGGTACCGTCCAATTACTAAAGTTCCTGTCGATTCTTTATGCGCCGACAAGACATCTGTTTGCATTGTCATGTCTAATCTCCTGTAATGGATGAAGGGGGCTTACGCCCCCCACGAAGTCTTACGGGACCAGACTGGCGTACAAGCCGATGTAAAGCGTGGTGCTACCGATGAGAACCGGAATGCGCCCGGCCTGAACCGACACCGTGCCCGAGACCGAACCCGTGGTCAGCTTGGTGCTGCCAATCGTCAGGGTCGTGCAAAGCAGGTTGGTGATCGTGGCAGAAGCGGAGTCGATAGCGCCTTCAAAGCCGTTGTCAGACTTGACCGGGCCACTAAACGTAGTACGAGCCATTGAAAATACTCCTTACATGCAAGTAGCGTAGCAGTCTGCATGTCGTCAGCCGGGCCTGTCTGCTACGCTAAAATTACCCCGGAACGTACACTGTATACGCCGTATCTAAAGGGGTGTCAACAAGCTGATTTGACTTGATAAGGTTCTCCTCACGGGTAATGACCCGCAGGTTCCAAGGGACGTGGAGACCGGACACCGTAGAGCCTAAAAGCGGGATGATGTGATCCACGACATACTGCTCCCCGGTGGTCTGGGTCATCGTCATGGCGATCTGATACAACTGCCGGATCTCGCCCTTCTGCCTGCGGCTAAGCCACTTGGGGGTTGCTAGGCGGTGCTTGCGGCGTCTGGCTTTGGTGTCGGCACGGACCTGTAAGACGTTATTACGCTTCCAAGCGTTTCTATACTCCCGCATGACTGCCGCAGGGCGTGTAGCAGCAGCCCGAATCACCTTGTCTCGGTTGGCGACATACCAATCGTTCTTGCGGTCTCTAACGTAGTCTCTTTGGTTGTACTGCCTAAAGTACTCAGCACGGGCTACGTTTCTTTTCTCCCAGTCAACCTTTAAGCATTCAATGCAGGCCCCCTTAGTCTTGCGGAGGGCGACATGGCCGTGCTTGCACGGCTCTCCGGTGAAGTAGTGCTTAGCACCCGCAGCCTTGGCTTCAGCACGGGACTTAGGCAGCGTTGAAGTGTCCATCTGTGGCTCTGTAACTTAGTTACAGGTAATCCTACATAGAGGGTTTAAAAAGGTCAAGACAAAAAGAAGGGGGGCCGAAGCCCCCCCTCCCAATCAGCGCAATGCCTGATTTATCAGGACGAACCCGGCGAACCGAACATGCCGAGCGGATCACTCCAGCCGAAGCTGTAGCGTTCGCGGGACTTGTAACGGACGTTGCCCGTATCGAAATCACCATCCATTGAGTTAGCCAACGGAGTACGCACGAAGTGCTTCATGCCGTTCGGAACGTCGGTCGTGAGGAACCAAGCGTTCGTGTCGGTCAGGAAGTGGTTCACCGTGTAGCCACCGGGAATCGACCCCATCGCCTTGAGAGCGTTGATGTCGTTGTCCGCAGTCGCCACACGAAGCTCCGTGTCGAGGAGACGCTTCGCAGTAAACATCAACGCCGGGGGCACGATGAGTTTATTGGGCTTCGCCGCGATCAGAAGTCCACGCTCGTCGGTCCAGCCAGCGATCTGAATGACAGCGGCCTCAAGCGAAGTCTCGTTGAGGTCCGACGCAGTCAGACGGTTGCTGTTGGTACCGCCCGAGACAAGCGGGTGACTCGCGCTGAACAGAGCCACACCGTCGCCACCAACGTAGCTGGACGAGAAGCCGTTGTTCAGAACAGAGGCCGCCTTGACCTGCTTCGTGTACGCCATAGCACGAGCAAGAGCCTTCGTATAGCGCTTGCTGAGCGAGTCGTACAGGTTGTCTTCAACCGCTTCTTCCGTGATGGAGAAGCCGAGAGCGATGGTCTCGTGGCTGTAACGAGCTGTCCAAGCTTCCTGCGCGTTATCGTACGCAATGGCGGCACCCTCGGACTTGACCGGGGCAGCGGAGAATCCGCTCAGCTTCGTCTCTTCTTCAAAGGAACGCTCGGAGGTCTCGGTATCGTAGATCTCCTTGTGCTCCTCACCATAGGACTTGTACTCAAGGCCAAACAGGGCGTTCAAACCCGGAAGGAGTTCCTTGAGCAGTTGTGCGCGTGAAATAGCCATGTCTTAGAACTCCCTTATTAAACGCCGACGGGGCAGTTGTAAGCGTGACCACCAACAATCAACGAAACGCTCGTGAGGTACGGTGCATTGAACTTCACGATAACTTCGGGATAGTAGGTAGTGCCGCTCGAAACAAACGCCGTGTCTTCGACTACATCGACGATACGCATCGGCAGGGACCGGGTGGTCGCAACCGAAGACAGCAGGAGACCCCGCTGCGAGTCGTTCGTCGTCGTGTTCAGCGACTCGTCAACCAGTGCAACGTTGGCACCGATATCCTCGTACACGAATCCACTCGTGGTCGAGACCACAAGCGAAGCCGATACGCCCACAGCCTTGAACAGGGTGTTTGGATCATCAGCCACATACGCCGTAACGTACGTACCAGACTTCACCGCCGTACCCGAAATCCAAGCCTGCGAGAAGGTCGGCTGACCCGTCACAGTGGACACGAACGAGCAGCCCAAGAACACACCGGCAAAGCCAGCGTCCGGGGGCGTCGTCGTCGAGGTGGAGACAGAAATGGTGCCGCTCGAAGTCAACTGGACCGGATCGCCGTAGCCAATGCTCGAAGCACTGGACGCAATACGACGCTGGCGAGTTGCCCCGGCAAACACCTGCCCACCGATCAGATTGATCGGCTTCAAGCCATACGGCTTGTCAACAGTAGGATATGCCATTGATTACTCCAAAAAAGAAGTTATTTGCCTTTGCCGAACGAGACCGTAGTCTTTCTCTCGTTAAAGAGCGGCATACGCTCGTCGTTCAGCCTCATAAAGTTGTTGTCTACAGACTGGATCTGAGCCTGAGCTTGCTTGGCGTAATATTCATCACGCTGCTTCATCAGTTCAGCCGGAGCCTTGCAGAGCACCAACCCGCCGATCTCGATGTTGCCTTTAAATCGGCTATTCGGATCGGACTGCATCATCAACTTGGGCTGATCTTCGGCCTTTACAGGCTCCCAACCTTCCCGAAATTTTGCGGATGTATTAGAGGGATCAGGTTGACCCATAATACTGGTCCGGATCCAGCGGAAGACCCAACCATCCTGCGGCTCCGGTTCAGGGAGCGTCTGGGGCGGGGTCCACGCCATCTTACGTTGCGTTGCTTCTCGGTTTTCGAGTTCACGAGCCAGTCTGTTCTCAGCCATTGTTGTTCTCCAGTTTCATGATTTCACGTGCGTACTGCTCATTGCTGATGCCAAGCTTCTTGGCAAGCGCAACTTGAGACGATGTCAGGCGGACCTGACGCGGCGCGGTTCCCCGCGTTACCGGAGCCACCACATTGGCTGGCTTTGTGCGAGAGGGCTTCTCAGGCTCCCTCGTTTGAGTCGTCGTCTCCTCATCGCCCTCGAAGGACTCTGGGAAGCGCTTCCTCATGGTCTCGTCAATTCGCCGGTAGTAATCATCGCTACGCGGATCGACACCAGACCGGACCAACTTCTCATGCAGGCCGAGTGCGAGGGCGGTCATTTCCTCGTCATCACCGAACCACGAGTTCCTAGCCTTCCAGTTTTCTGCCTTTTGATCGGCAACCGGGGTTGGTTGTGGCGGTGTCGTAACCTGTTGGTTGGGTTGTACTCTTTCTGTTTCGGTTTGTAAAGAGGGCTGGAAGCGCTCGTAGTCCTTAAGGCGGAGCTTGGCGTCCGTCAGGGCTTCCTGCGCGTCGGTAATCTTGTCGGCATCCCCAGACTCGTAGGCTTGCTTAAGCCGGTCCTTGGCGGTACCTAGTTCGTTGGTAGCAGCCTTGGTGACCTCTTGAATGTAAGCCTTCTCACCCACCCCAAGCCGCTGCTTCAGGCGGCGGTTCTCTTCCAACTGGGTCTGGGCAAACCGAAGGGCTTCATCCTTTTCGCGGGCGACGGCTTCCTTGGCACGGCGTTCGTCGTGCCAGACCTTCTTCATCTGACCAAGGCGCTTCTTGACCTTATCGGAGTACTCCTCAAGGTCGTCCTTGTCCAGTTCGTCCACGATGTCCTTCGGCAGGGGCTTACGGCCTCGGTCCTCGGGGGGTGTATCGTCTTCGAGTTTGATCTCGATGTCGTCTGAGGCTTGGGCCTTTTCGGTCTCAATCTCATCAGGGAACTTAAATTCTTCTTGTTGCATAAAAACAACTCCTTATGCGCGACGGATGCCACGGGGGTCTTCAACCACCGCTTCCACCGTGTCGTCGTTGATGATGCGGAACTCACGTCCGTGGATGACCACGCGGGTGCCGGAATAGGGTCGTGTCAGCACGAAATCCCCCTCCTTACACCACGCACCGGTCGGGAACCGTTCAGCATCTTTATAGGCGAGGTTCCCCAACTTGACGACGAACAGAACAACAGTCGTCTGCTCCTCGACCCGTTTGGTGTCATCCGCCTTGATGATGCCGCCCTCAAACTCCTCCTCCACGTGTGGCACTGCACACAGGATTCGGAAGCCCTTGGGTTCTGGCAGGAGTTTGGCCTTGGTGGCTTCTTCCTGTGTCTTCTCTACATTGATGTTACTCATCGTCGCGCTCCAAGCGTTTTGCAAGGTCTTTTATGTGGTTCTTCGCGAGGTCTAGACCCTGTAATACCCCGCAAAGACGTTTGTATTCACCTTCGTCCAATTTGCCTTGGATAAGGGTGTCTACGATCAACATGCGCTCTTCTTGGAGTTTTGAGTCCAAGTACTCCAGAGCGTTTGAATAACTCACTTTTCAGTACCCCTGCGGCGCAGGTCCGCATCGTCCCGCGCCTTGCCGATATCAAGCCCAAGCCGGACCCCCTCGATCTGCTGCTTGGCAGAAAGGGCAGCCTTGTCCTTCTGGATGTCTACGCCAAGGCGTGCTGCATCAAGCTGCTGCGAAGCGGAGATCTCGGCCTTGCGAAGCTCCAACTCGTCGAGTTTGGCAGCGGCGTCCACCATATCCTTCTGGGCCTTGCGCTGTTGCTCAGCCATGCGGATCTGCCCGTCCATCTGAGCCTGCTGCGCCTTGGTCTGCGCGGTGAGCTGCTTGATCTGCAGGTCCATCTGCTGCATCTGGATAAGCGGGTCCTGCATCTGCTGTTGAGCCTGCTGCATCTGCGCTTCGGCCTGATCCTTCTGCAAGACACGCGCTGCGGCAACCGCAGCAAGCTGAGAAAGCTGAGCCTCGAACTCAGGCGGCAGGTCGTACTCCTCGTTATTATCCTGCGGCAGGGGCGGCAACGCCGCGCCCAACTGCTTCTCGATCTCACGGCGGTACTGGAACGCCATGTGCTCCATGATGTGCGCTTGGATGGCCGCTTGCATCTGTTGAGCCTGCGGACTCTGTCCAATCGTCGCAGCGATCTTCGGGTCCTGCATCAGCGCCATGTGGACCTGCATGTGAGCCTCGTGGTCCTGATACATGAACACCTTGGTCGGCTTGCCCGTCATCAGGTCCATGTTCTCGGTGATGGGGTCACGAGGCTTGGCATCGGAGGGCAACGGGATGATCTTGTCGGCGTTCTTGACACCAAGCGTCTCGATCATCTGACGGTGCAGATGCGGCAGGTCATAGATCTGCGGGGCGGTCTGGGACAACTGGAGCACCGCTTGGTACTGCACGATCTTCTGCGACATCGTGGCCGCGTTCGGGTCCGACACCGGGATGACATCCACGTCATCGTAGTCAGCCTTCTTGGCGCTGCGCTTGCCGACTTCCGGCTCGTACGAATACTCGTCCGGGGTGTTGTCGCGGATGATGAGGGCGAGGAGCTTGAACTCCTGCTTCATCGTGTAATAGATGCGGGCCTGAACAGCCGTCATCACCTTAAGCACGCGCTCAAGGATGGCAAGCGTCGTACCAACCGGAGCCTGCGAAGACATGTCCGAGACCTTCAGGTCCGACACCGCAGCAAAACGACGGCCTTCCTCGACGAGTTTGTCCAAGAGCATCGCAAGGGTCTGCGAGGGTTCTTTATAGGGCAGCGGCAGGATGTTGTCGCGCACCGCACCCGAGGGTACATCTACGTCTCGCCACTCGCCGGGAGCGATGGGGGTGTCGTCTCCCTTGATACGCAGGCCACGTGACTTGAGACCACCCGGAAGATTGCTAAGAGTTCCGGCATCGACAAGTTGGCGAAGGAGAGAGGTCGCGGCCTTGCTGTGCCCACCGATGAGGTGGATAAGCCCGAAATAATAGAAGCCAAAGCCGGGAATATATCCGTAATGGACAAAGTGCTGCCGCTTCTCTTTAAGTCGGTCATCCTCTCTATAGTTCCTTCGTATCGCCAAGACCGTCCCGGTGCCCTTCTCGATGGTCACCACATAAGGAAGAGCGATGCCTGTCTCGTTGTTGTCCTCATCCGTATCCGGGTAGCCAGCAAGGTCAAGATTGACATGCATCTCAAGCAACTGGAACCGATTGTCCATCGTGGCTGAGAAGCCTTGGTCCTCTGCCTTCTGCTTCTCCACCTCGTCCATCGTGCGGACCGGTTCACCCAAGTCGATGTCTCGATAGAACCCTGCGTACTGCAGTTTGATCAGTTCGTTCTTTGTCTTACGCATCCGGTGCGTGACGCGCTCTGCGGTCTCAAGGTTCGGCGCACCGTAGGGCACGATGATGTCTTCAGCCGGGATATAGATCGCCGCCTGTCGGGCGAGGCTCGGGTCGAAGTAGACCTTCTTGAAGGCGTTGCCTGCCAAGGCGAGGCTGAGCAGCATCCGCTCGTGCTCCGGGCGGTACTCCTTCATGACCTCGGTCAACTGATAGTTCATGTCATCCGAGACACGGATGGCGGAGTCTTTCTTCTCCGGGGTCTCCTTACCAATGATCTTGGTCTTGACCGGCCCTGCCGCCGGAAAGGTCTCCATGATGGTCTCGGACTGGAACTTGACCGCTGACTCCATCAGGAGGGGGTGGAACACGCCACACGCACCCGGCCACGGCTCCGTACGCTCTTCGTACCGGATGCCAAGGATCTTCAGCCCTTTGACATAAGTGTCCAGCCAGTCCTTGCGGCTGGAGAGGTCCTGCTCATAGTTCCCGATCAACTCACTTGCCAGACTCTGCAAGTCTCCCTCGCTCATGTACTCCGCGAGGTTGGCGTCGAAGTCCTCGGCACGAGGCTCATCTTTCATCAGCTCGATGAGAGCGCCGTCTAGGTTGATGCGGACCGCTTCGGGGTCTTCTATCTCAATCTGGATGTCAGGCTCGACAGCGGCACCAATGCCAACCGGAGCTTCATACAGTGCTTTGTCAATGGCCATCTAAATTCTCCTAGTAGTAGGCTTCGCGTCGGTGGCTCTTGAACCACTTCGTCGGCTCTGGCTCGTCTGTCGGCAGGCGGATGAACCCGCCCTGCCTGAACCTCAAGAGTGCCAAAGTCGTCGCGTCAACCAAGTCGTCGTTAGACCCGCTCGGGAAGTCGTTGCACTCCTCGACCACCTCCCAAGCCCAGCGGCGGTCTGGGACCCAGACTATACCGGAAGAGAAGAGGTCTGATACGGCGTTTACTCTGCTTATCTTGTCCTGACCCTTGCCCGGCGTGAACTCTGAGATGGGCACCCCCATCCGACGCATCTCCTGATAGAGCGCCGCACCGTTCGATTTCTTCTCGACGATGAAGGTGTCGGGCTGCCAGTCCTTGTACTCCTCCAGCACCAACTGCTTCAGTTCCGGGAACTCCAACCGCTGCTTGATGGAGTTCAACAGGATGATGTTGTAGTTTTTAGTCTCTTCGTTGAAAAACACCCCCCAAGTCAGGAGGGCGTTGAAGTCCGACCGGTTGGTCTTTTCTTGGGCAGCGTCGAGCGACAGGATGATGTGTTCACAGTGGGGTGGGTCCTCCTTGTCCCAGACCTGCCACCACTCGCGCTTGATGAGGGCACCTTCCTCCGAAGTCGGCTGCTGCATGTACTGGGCCTGCCAGTACCGCACGTCCATCGAAGCCTTCTTGCCCATCAACTCGTCTATGCTCCAGAACTCTGGCCATAGCGGTTTCTCGTTCAGGATTGCCGGGAATTCGACCACTTCCCACTCATCTGCCTCGTCTTCGCGGGTCATGTGGTCCACGATTTTGCCGGTCAGGTCCATCTTCGACCACCGGGTCATCACCACGATAATTGAGCCACCCGGCATCAGTCGCTGGACAGGGCCTGACTGGAACCACTCCCATGCTGGCTCGAATACGTCTGCGCGACCTTGTTTAGCTTCCTGTTCAGAATGAGGGTCGTCAATAATAAAGAGATCGGCACCACGGCCAGCAAGAGCGCCGCCAACGCCAATAGCGAAATACTCACCGTTAAAATTCGTACCCCAACGAGACGCAGACTTGCTGTCGGCTTGGAGAGATACATTGGGGAAGATGTCACGATACGACTCCGAACCGACCAAGTTACGCACCCGACGACCGAAGTTCACCGCCAAATCGGCGGTGTGGGACGCCATGATGACCTTTTTCTGCGGGTTTTTGCCTAAGAACCAAGCAGGGGCTAGGTACGAGATCATCTCGCTCTTGCCATGACGCGGAGCGATGTTGACGATGACTCTTCTCTTCTTGCCTGCCTCGATATCCTCGAAGATTTTAGCCAATCTCTGATGGTGCGGACCCACTTTGTAGCCCGGATAGACGTGCTGGATGAAGTCTAGGAACGAATCTTTGCCCAACTTCTGCGTGATCTGGGTCTGATACTGCTTAAGAAGCTCAGCGACACGCCGTTTTTCCTTCTCCGGCATGGTAGGAAGGGCAGTTTTCAGCTTTTCGAGGCTTTCAGGCGTCAGTTGCAGCACTTTTCTCGCCTACAACGCGGTACTCGATGCCCTCAAGCACCGACATAAGCTCCTTTTCGACCTCTTCGATAGGCTTGACCACGTGTGTGACCTCACTTCGCTTCTTGAAAGCGTCCACGCCGTCTACTTCGCCTAGCTTAGTCAGGGCTTGGAGGCGAGTCTTGCTGTCCTTCGCAGTTTCAATCTCTTTGACCAGCCCTGTTACCACGTAATTTTTAAGATCCGCAAGGTCATCTACAAGCGCATGGTTCATCTGTTTGACCATGCCAGCTAAAAACGCAATCATTTCATTGGGATATATCGCGTAATCCACCTTGGTCTTGGGGTCTTCGACCATTTTACGGGCGACTTCGTGTGCGAGCGCACTGTCCGAATCATTTGGGATGATTGGCTGCCCTGATACATCAGATAAAAACTTGATCGTCCGCGCCCGCATCTCCAACTCCTGTGCAGGAGTCAAGTCAGGCAACGCCTCCGCCGCGTTTGCCGGAAGCGCAAGGTTCTCTTCTATGTCTAGGACAAGTGGCTGCATTGTTGCGAAATATATACCAATAAAGGCCATGGTACCAAATTTGATACCGGGGGGGTCCTATATACGAGGGGGGTGGGGTCAGCCTAGCCAGAATTTGAAAAAGGTCTGGTGATTTGTGTGGATCAAAGCGGGGCGGGGCGAGCGCGGGACTCCGAATCGTCAGCGGGGTGTCCGGGTACGGTGGGGTCGGGTCTGGCCCGTTTCGGCGGCGGGGTCGGCGCGGCGGACAAGGTGAGCCGGGCGGACGGGACGGCCTAGCGGTCGGGGTCGGCGCGGCGGACGGGATGGCCTAGCGGCGCGTATCTGTTTCTGACTGTACCGGGCCGCGCCATGTCGGGCCGGGTCGGGGCCGCGCTAACCCCGTGGGGATCATGTAGCACCCGGCGGACCGCGCCGGGCCTAGCGGGTCGGGCAAGCCTAGCGGGTCGGGCAAGCCTAGCGGGTCGGGCAAGCCTAGCGGACGGGGTGAGCGGTGCAACAGAATTCTGCTAAATTCCCGCTGACACAAGCGCAACCCATTGGCGCGGCTGGGGTTTTTGGGCCGTGTCCCGGCCTTGTGTCAAAGGTAGATTCTAGCAACACAAGGTAAAGCATTGAAATACAAGGGAAAAAACCGGGTCTGTGCCGTTGTGTCAGCAAAATTGGGGGGGCGGGGGGAAATGCAGTAGCGCGACGGGATGAAAAAGGCACCGCCGCAAGTGTCCCCGAAACTAAAAAACATTTTGCCGGACGCTCATTTTTTAAAAATCGCCTTTTTCTGACACAAAACGCCTTTTATATTCTTTATTTATTACTATCTATATCTAATAAAATCAATAACTTACGCCCCGACACGCCCGGTTTTTCGCAAAAATAAGTAAAGAAAAACCCGCACAAAACTTGACACAAGAAACGCGTAACCTATTGATTTTATTAAACTTTTTTTGTGTCAGCATTTTTGACCCGCTGACACAAGCGGAACAACCCCGGCACAAGACCCCGCCCGGCTAGGCCCGGCCTAAAAATTTCGCGTCCGGGTGTGTTGTAGGTTGTAAAGATATGTATACTAACTAGGTCGATTCCCTCACCTACCGGAGAACACAACATGACACGCAAGCGAAACAGAAAAGGGACGCACCTAGTCCGCCACGCTCTTGCATGGGCCGTGATTTTATTCGGTGTGTTTTTTATCGGAACGGGCCTTGCGGCCTTTCGCACCATCACCCTGCACTAAACCGGAGAACACAACATGACACGCAACCAACGGCGCGAAGCGTTAAAGGCCGAAACCGTCGCCGCTATCAATCCCGCCATGTCCGCTCGAATGCTCGCCGCGCTACATCGTGCCGCATCCCGACGCAGTCAAGAGCAGATTGAAATGGTTATCGGGCGGCTAGGCTTATGGGGCCACTTGATCGAATGCAACGGCGCATTGATACCGGCGGAGGGCTGAACCATGCATACCGTAGAAATTCAGGTTTTTACCTTTAGCGAATTGTCCGACCGGGCGAAAGAGGCCGCACGGGATTGGTGGCGCAATTGTGACCCCTACCCTTGGAGTGACGAAAACCGGGATAGCATAGAAAAATTTTGCGATAGGTATGGGGCGCGGCTAAAGGATTGGACGGTCGGGCCTTATGCGCCTATCGACTACCGGTTAGAGATGCCGCCGGGGATGCTACGCGGGGTTAAGTTGCGGGACATCAACCGGGACGCAATGCCGACCGGGTATTGCCTAGACGGTGCGCTATATCAGACCTTTCACGATGAATGGAAGCGGACCGGCGACCCCCGCGCCGCCTTTGATGCTGCGATACACGCGGCCTTTCATGAATGGCGTGAGGACTGGGAGCATTCGCTATCTGATGAGGCCGTGGACGAAAGCCTAGAAATTAACGAGTACACCTTTACCGCTGACGGTCGCATTTTTTAAACCCAAGGCGAAACCGACGCGAGTCGGTCGCACCGTGAAGCGGTGCCTGATGAGCCTAGACCCACTAGATCAAAACGAGGACAACATGGACACGACACCCGACGCCCTTAAAGTTTCGATTCTCGCCGCGCTCGACCGGTTTATCCGTCAGCGGCCGGGCTTGGAGTACGGTAACTACGGCGACCCGCAAGCCTACCGCGCTGAAATGCGGAGAATCACGCGGGACTTGAACCATGCGCGGGTTTTGCTGCGGCGGATTGAATGGTCGAGCATCGCCGGGCAGGAATTGCTAGACGCGGCACGCGGTGGAAGGTTGAGCATTGAAGCGACCCCGGACGGGGTAAAGGTGGATTATTGCACGGGCCAGTACTTCCCCACGGAATACCGCCGGGCGGTGGCTGCATTGTGCGCGAGTGCCTTATGGGATTGGACGCGTGAAAATTCAATGCCGGAGCCGGAGTACAGAACCCACGGAACCCCGGCGAAGTCTACGCGGAACCCCGGTTATCCCGACGCCCCCTTGCATACGGTCGCGACCTTTAACGGTCTATCCGCAGGGGATTGGATGCGCCGACACTTTCGGCGCGAATTTGGGCGCGGCCTTGCGTCCCGGTTTTTTAACTGAGGGGGGCGAAGCATGACAAACGAAACAGGGGTACGGGAATGGTGGTCGGATTCGCACGGGTATATAGAGCTACAGTTAGACCTTGAGGATGCGGCGACGGGTTACCATTCGGGACAATGCGACGATGACATAGCCGCTTTGCGTGCCGTGCCGTATATCGCGGAACAGTTAGAAAGACTCGACCCTGAAACCGTGGCGCTTAGCTTGCGAGGATGGGGCGCGTGGGATAACGCGGAATTGGCGAAGCATGATGACAACCTTTCCCGCCTTTTGTGGCTGGCGTGCGCGGATATTGCGGAACAATGCGAGCGGCAAAAATAATGCTATAGGCTAACCCGTTTTGTCCGGTGAGCTTGGGGCGGGACCGACACCGCCCCCTTTTTGATCCCTAGCGGCCCGACCCACCCGACCCCGCCGTGCGAGCCTGAAATAAAACCGGGTGCGAGCGTGTGCGAGCCGGATAGGTCCGGTGCGAGCAGGGCCGGGAAAAACTAGGTGCGAGCGGGTGCGACCGCTCCGCCAAAAAAGATTGAAAAAAAGTGGTTTGGCGTACTTGACAGGGTGCGAGCCGGTGGTACTATCGGCTACACTGTAAAGAAACATTGTTTTACTCAACTAACCAATGAGGATGCGAACGATGGCTAAAAAGAAATTCGCCCGTGAATGCACAGCGTGTAAGGGCGGCATGAACGAGGGCTACTGCATCGAGTCGGGCATCGAGTACTACTGCTCCAAGGTCTGTTTGAACACGGAGATATCCGACGAGGAGTTTGCGGAACTCTACGCCGATGGTGAGGGCGATTCGTACTGGACTGACTGGAGCGAAGACCCTAACGAGTACCTCGATGATGAGGATGAGCCAAGCGAACAAGAGCGGCTGAACCGCATCGCACTTGCATTGCGTAAGGCGTACAAGTTGGTCGAAGAAGGCAGCGAGGCGCATGGCTACATCGCAGAAGCGTTGGCCTATGCAGATGGTGACACGGCTAGTTTTGATGAGGAGGGGTGAGATGAAGATTCAATTGGATATCGGCACGATGGACGACGCGCTCTATGACGCGCTGTTGGCTGCGTTCCGCAACGAAGCGGCGAAGCAAAACCTTCAGCCAGAAAGCGACCTTTACTTTGACGAGTGGGTGGTGTCGTGCGTTGCGATGGGGGAGTCAAGCACGATCAATAAAGAAGGACAAGGTATGAACGGCACAGACCTACAGATTCTGGAGATGTACTACGGCGGTATGGATGCAGAGGTGATAGCCGATGAACTGCGGCTCTCTGTCGCCACCGTGAAGGAAGTCATCAAAGCGTTTGAAGACGGCGAGTACAAGACACGCTAGGAGGTGTGAGATGA